GTCTGGTCTTGACGCCGCTGCTGTTCCTGCTGCCACACTGCCCGGCAGCGATACCTGGTCTGGTCTTGACGCCGCTGCGGTCCTGGCAGCCTTTCTCAGTGCTGATACAGGCTCGGGAACTGACACCCCCGCTGTTCCTGCTGCCACACTGCCCGGCAGCGATACCTGGGCCGGGGCTGATAGTGCCAGCCTGAATGCCCTCCTTGCCGATGCGGATTTCTTCGTGTGGACAGAGATGCACTGGGGCGAGCTGGTAGAAGACGCAGACTTCTGGACAGGTATGGAAAAGGTAATCGGCCTTGCCGGATCTGTTCCGTTCAGCGCTTCCCCGCTAGCTCTTTCCGCCGGGCCGTACGCCTCCAACGTTGCTGCGGGCATCTAATACTTCCCGGGCAGAATACCGTATCGTGGTCGGTAGAACTGACCTTTAGCTAAAGGACTTCATCCATGACTGTTGCCACCAATCCCCAGCTTGTCGCCGGGTGGAATATTCAGGCGAACGGCAACGAGGCACTGACTGGTAATGCCCCGGACCTGTCACTCTCCAGCGCGCTGAAAAACACCGGGCTGCTGGGGTACTCGTTCGACCCGGCGATGGCAGAGGTGCCGTACCTGCTGGCCGTTGCTGGCTCGGTGTACGCATCCGCTGTCACCCTGGCTCAGGAGAACACGGTCTCCAAGCTGTGGTACGACGTCACCACCGCTGGCGCGACCCTTGCCTCTGGTGACTGTTTCGCGCTGCTGTTCAACTCGGCCGGTACCCTGATCGGCCAGTCCGCCGACCAGCACACCATCTGGACGACCGCCGGGCTAGGCGGCTCGGCTGCTGGCGGAACCGCGCTCGTGGCTTCCACCACCGGCTCGCTTTCCAACCTGGCAGCCGGTACGTACTTCGGCGCTGTGGTTGCCACCGGGACCACGCTGCCGACCTTCGCTGCCTCTGGTGCCGACACAAAGCTTGTGAACGTCGGCCTGTCCGCTGCTTCTGCCGACTTCCTGTGTGCCATCCTGGCCACCGGGGTCACCACCACCCCCGCCACCGTCACCATGACCTCCGCCACCGTCGCAGGCTCCTCGCGTATCTGGTTCGGCCTTAGCTGATGACCGCTGTCGAAGCAAAGAATGGTACCTTGACAGCCGCTACGGTTGCCACGGTTACGTTTACCGCGCGGTACGGCGAGATCGAGATCCAGAATCTTGAGCCTGCCGGGACTGCTGACACCGCCATTATCTACGCCACCACTAATGGCGTTGCTCCTACTGTCGGCGGGGATGACTGTACCGCCATCGAGCCGGGTACCTCTGCCACCCTGGGGAACAACTCGGGGCTGTGGTTCCAGAACACGTTGCAGGCCCCGTACGCTCCGCTGGCGGGCAGCCAGTATGCAGCCGATGGCGGAACCACCGTCAAGCTTATCTCGGCCGGGACACCGGAGTACGCGGTTTCAGGACAAGGATGACCAATGGCTAACCTCGCAGACCCGACCTGGAATATCGTTGGATGGACGGCTCAGTACAACGCCCGCGCGGCAGCGGGGGCAGCGCTGACTCCTGATAGCGCTTCCAGCGTTGACCAGGCCGCCTCGGTAAAAGACCTCAACAACGTGAATGGATCGTAACAATGGCTGACGCAAATCTGACTAGCCCGCTGGCTCCCGTGGATATCCCCCCGGAGCGCACGGGTAATGTCTGGGAAGTCAAGGAAGCCCCCAACATGCCGGGCGGGCGCGGTCCTCTTCGGTTTGAGGAAGGCATCGCCACCGACACTGACGTGCCCAACGACTTCAACGTGGGCATTATGCAGGGCTACATGACCGCTCCCGGCCGTCCGAACCATAACGCGAATGTCTATGAGAAGCCTGCTGAGGAGACTGTCCGTGAGCGTGCTCACATGGGCTCCGCCGCGTGGACTCAGTCGCCGGACTTCATGGGTGCCTTTGCCGAGGGTGCGGGTCCGGAAGCGGAGCGTGCTTACGTGGCTGTCGAGCGCGATGGTGCGCACTATCTCAGAAAGAATCCAGCTTGCGTGGTCGATTAGTTAAGCACTGTTGACTCCCTGTGGTAGACTGTTAGGGTCAATGCCTACCATAGGGAGTCAACTATGCGTGCTGCCGATGTTCACAATGGATTCACCCACGGGCGATGGACCATCTTGTCGTCAGAGTTCCGCCGGGAAAAGAGTGGCGCGGCGTGGTTCCCCGCCAGGTGTTCCTGTGGAACCGAGAGGGAGATTGTTTTCAAGGGGGGATTCCAGAGCGAGTCCTGCGGGTGCCTGCAGCGTGAGGTCACGTCCGCTCGTACCAAAACGCATGGCCAGTCCAAGACCAAACTCCACCACATCTGGCGCGGGATGCGGGAACGGTGCAACAACCCGCAGCGCAAGGAGTACCCAAACTACGGCGGCCGAGGGATCACCATTGACCCGGCCTGGGAGGACTTCGAGGTCTTCCGCTCCTGGGCGCTCAGCAACGGTTACTCTCCTGAGCTGGACATTGATAGAATAGACAATGACGGTCCTTACTCGCCGGGCAACTGCCGGTGGGTGACCAGGAAAGTCAACCTCCGCAACACGCGGATGAACAAGATGCTGACAGCGTTCGGTGAAACAAAGTCACTGCCCGACTGGGCAGACGACGAGCGGTGCCTGGTATCCAAGAAAACATTGGACTCGCGTAATCGGCTAGGATGGAAAGATGAAGATGCGATCAGTACCCCGAGGAACAACTGGAACCCAGAGCGGCGGCGATAGCTGACATGGCACTCGTTGCAGCCCTGGCGTTCATCCTCGCCTTTATCTTCCACGGCGCGGGCTTTGCCTCCTGCATGCGTGGTTGACTGAGCGAATCCTTAAATGGATGACAGCATTGTCAGGGACAGGCGTCCCTCCGGGCACCTTCCGCGCGAGGAAGACTACGCTACTCCCGTGACCCGGACTACCCTTACTGCGGCTAACAAGAGGTTCCGGGAAACGGGCGTGCAATTGCGAACAGGATGGGATCAGCAGGAAGCTGATAGAATTATCCGCAGGGCAGCAAAGGACAGATTCACCAGCCGCCATAGAGGTGGCGACGATCTCCCGTCGATTGGCGAATACCTGGAGTACCTGAACACACGCGGGCGAGGACTACCGGGACAAGGCAACTGATCACTGCCATGTATCTGGCTGCTTTCGTGGGGTACTCTGTAACAAGTGCAACACTGGGCTTGGGTTGTTCGATGATGACGTGAATACCCTGCTCGCTGCTGTAGCGTACTTGTCGGGTCAAGGGACAAAATCCCTGATTGAATGATCGGGGGTGATGCCAAAAGTGTCAATGGACTTCCCTTCACCTTCGATGAGAGCTTCGGGCGGAGATCTAGCAGTACAGATCTCGCCGCTCGGGATGATTGAGCTTAGCGATGAAGAATTTGAAGTACATGGCCCTCGATTACGCATGGTCAGGTACGCGAATGCCGCAGCCTTCTACCTGGGTCACCACTGGGCATGGAAGCAGCCGGTTGGCGATCAGCAGCTAGTCTTTAATTACGTCCGGGCACTCAGCGACTTTCTCACAAACTTCTGCTTCTCGAAAGGCGTCAGCTTCAACTGCGCCTGGGAGTTCCAGCACATCATCCCCGCTCTGCTTGACCGCGCCTGGGATACCGACAACGATAAGTCGAAGCTTCTCTGGGAAATCGGGAACATGGGCTCGATTTACGGGGACGTGTTCGTTAAGGTCTCACACGAGGATGCTTTTATGGATGACGCGAGAATGCTTCATCCTCCCCGGGTCCGCATCATCCCCCTGAACCCCGCGCACTGCTTTCCGACCTGGCATCCGCATGACCGCAGCCGGATGGAATCCTTCAAGCTGAAGTACAAGTTCTGGTCCACCGCGCCGGACGGTACCAGGCTGATAAATACCTACTGTGTCGATGACGAGACAGAGGTTCTTACTAAGGACGGATGGAAGCATCGCTGGGATATTCAGGCAACGGATGAACTGCTGTCAGTGGATCAAACCAGTAAAGACATCACCTGGGAGCCATTGCAGAAGCTCAACGTGTTTGACTGGGATGGCCCACTTACACGCTGGCAGGGTGAGAAGATTGACGCCCTAACTACTCCGGATCACCGTTGGCTTGCACGCCAGGGGCGTACGGGTGACCGTCCCCTAAAGGTGAAGCGTACGCATGAGTTCACTCCAGGACGCGGAGGGGACCAGTTGTACCTGGGCGGCGGGACACCTGCTCACTTCCCCTCCGAAAAAGTTTATAGTGATGAATTTGTGGAGCTGATGGCATGGGTAGTAAATGAGGGGTACTACCGGCATACTACGCAAGGGGAGCGCGCAGTAGTCGTAACTCAGTCACTGTCTGCAAACCCGGACTATGTTGAACGAATTCGCTTGCTTAGTAAACACTTTGCGGCGCAGGGCTGTCGAACCAGAGAGTACGCCCGTACTGGTCGAGACGATACAGTCGTAGACTTTTTCTTCAGTGGTGACCTGGGAGCCCAAATCAGAAATACGGCTCCCGAAAAGCAGATCACTGTGGCGTTCTTGGGGACGCTTACTGAAGTTCAGGCTCGGCTGTTTTACCAGACTTGCATTGACGCTGACGGGCATCGACGCATGGACACCGGGCTAAACACCTGGGCGCAAAAAGATCAGGGACGCATAGACAGCTTTCAAATGCTAGCTGCCATGCTAGGAACTGCTACGGCAACACACCCACATGGTGAAGACTGTTCGTCAGTGTCTGTGTACCGGACCTCGTACTCGGCATTTCGTTATCTAAAGGTTTCAGAAGAGAGCTATACCGGCAAGGTTTGGTGCCCCACTGTACGCACGGGAACTTGGCTGGCCCGACGAAATGGCGTTACCTATTGGACGGGAAACTGTGAGATCATCACGCCCTCGGAGATCCGCGAGTACCTTAACGACCAGCTCTGCGTGGGCTCCCCCCGGCCGAATCCGCTGGGGCGCATACCGATCGTCCATATTGCCAATGCCCCCGCCGCAGGCTCGCCCTGGGGGCTGTCTGACGTGTGGGAGCTTATCCCGCTTAACCGTGAGTACAACGAGAAGGCCACGGAAATCTCGACTATTATCAATTATCATGCCGCGCCTATCACGGTGATCACCGGGGGCAAGCCCCCGAACCTGGAGAAGGGTCCGGCAAAGATCTGGGGACTGGGCAGCGACAAGGCTAAGGTCTTCAACCTTGCGGGCGGATTCCAGGGTCTTGCCCCGGCGATGGAGTTCCTGGACCGGATTAAGACCGCGATGCACGAGCTGGCAGGCGTCAACGCTAACTCCCTGGGCGAGGAGCAGGCTATCTCCAATACCTCCGGGGTGGCATTGTCGATCCAGTACATGCCGACTACCATGAAGTTCGGGCTGAAGAAAATCATGTACGGCAAGCCGGGGTTGTGCGAGCTTAACAAGCTGATCCTGATGACCTTGTTCCAGGCCGAGCCGAATACGATTTTCTATGATCCGAATACAGACGGGATCATGGAAGAAGGCCAGCCGCCTTTCATCGACCCGTCCGACCCGGATGTGTACAATACCGAGTGCGTCTGGGACTCGCCGCTGCCAGTGGACATCCTGATCCTGCTGGAGCAGATTCAGCAGAAGCTGGCCCTGCGCCTGGAGTCCAGGAAGGGCGCGCTGCGCGAGCTGGGCGAGGAATTCCCGGACGAGAAGCTTCGCGAGCTGTTCGATGAGCAGAAGACTGACGCCATTCAGGAAGGCGCATTCGCGCTTATCAAGGCGCAGATCACTGCTTACATCCTGGAGATGACCGGGCAGCAGATGACCGACGATTCCGAGCAGCCGCCGCCGCCTCAGACTGACGCTGACGGAAAGCCTGTTCCGCAGGATACGCCGCCTGCCGTTCAGGGTGCCCCGCCATTGCCTCCTATGAATCCTGTCGTTGCCGGTATGATAGACGAGGCAAGCAACAATATCTATTCTCAGCTAGTTACTGAAGCCTACGGACCTAAGCGCAGCGCGCTCAGGGACATCGACAAGAACAGCAATAGCTGAGGCAAAGAAAAAGCAGTTCGGGATTTACACGGAAAACTAATTAAGGAAGCACGATGACTACTACCCCCGCAGGCCGTTTTCTCGGCTACACCCCCAAGACCAACCGTCCGATCTACCTTCAGCAGGGCGGCTCGGAACCCCCGGTCCAGCCCCCCGTAGTTCCTTCTCCCGCGCAGGTGTTCCCCCAGGGCGTGCCTGCGCCGTTGTACACCCAGGAACAGCTTGAGGCCGAGCGTGCGCGCGTCCGGGCCGAGGAGAAGGCAAAGCTCTACCCTCGCATCGAGCAGACCGCAGCGCAGTACCAGGCGCTTCAGGAAGAGGTCGCGGGTCTTCGCACTAAGGATCAGGCACGGGACGCTGAGGCTAATGCCCTGGCCGAGGCTGAGGCTGCCGCAGCTAAGAAGCGCGAAGAGGATGAGCTTTCAGTCCGGCAGCTATTCGAGCGCAAGGAGCAGGAGTGGGAGACACGCTTTAATACCGAGCGTGAGGCCCGCGAAAGGCAGGAAGCCCTTCTTGCCAAAGAGCGGGAATACTCCGAGCTGGAGAAGTACAAGGCCCGCCGGGTTGCCGAGGTAATGGCAAAGGATCTTATCATCCCGGAGTTCGCGGACCTGATTACCGGGACTACTCCCGAAGAGGTGGAGCAGTCACTTACTAACCTTCAGGAAAAGACTGTGAGTATCCTGGAAGGGATACAGCAGGCGCAAACTGCATCGCGCTCGGCAATGCCCGGGGTCTCATCGGCCGCAGGCAATACCGGACCCCTGGAAGCTCAGCCTGGGCAGCGGACTTATTCGGCGGCAGATATTGCCGCAATGCCGCCTGGCTCACCTGAGCACCTGGCCGCTCGCGCGGCAGCAGGGATCCGCACACCGGGTCGCGGCGAAGGATTGTTCGGCTAAGACCGGGCACGCTACGGAAGAGAGTTAACTATGGCTGGTTCGGCCATTACCGGGACGCAGTACATGACTGCTAGTCCTACTGCTTACACGGGTGGCGGCTCGGCCCTTACCCCGGCCATTCAGACGCTGTGGAGCAAGGAAATCTTGTTCCAGGCAATGCCGATTCTTCGCATGGAGCAGTTCGCCATTAAGAAGACTGAGCTTGCCACGGCCCCTGGTACTACCGTGAACTTCATGCGGTACAACAACCTGGGCGCTGCCAGTCAGCTCGTTGAAGGCGCTCGCATGGCGACTGTGCCGCTGACCTCCTCGCAGTTCAGCATCACCGTTGCAGAGCAGGGGTTCGCGGTTGCGACCACCGAGTTCCTCCTGAATGCCTCCTTCGATGACGTCATGGCTTCGGCCGCACGTCTTCTGGGCCGGAACATGGCCCTGTACCTGGACAGCTCCGCCCGGGACACCATGTACCTCGGCTCCTCGGTTCTGTACGGGTATAACAAGCCCGCGCTTGCCGGGACCATTCGCTCGCCGCTGTCGCCGTATGACCACGGCACGCCCGCCACTGCGCGCTCTCAGCTCAGTGCGGGCAACTTCGCGTTTACCACGGCACTTGTCAAGGACGCGGTCCTGACGCTGGCCTCTAAGAACGTCCCGAGGCTGGGCGACACCTACGTGTGCTTCATCCACCCGAGCCAGAGCCGGTCTCTCCGAGACGACCCTGAGTTCATTGAGGTGTCGAAGTACGCGCAGCCGGGCTCGTTTATGCTCGGTGAGATCGGCCGGTACAACGATGCGGTGTTCATCGAGACCACGCAGATCCAGCCGCAGTACGTTTCCGGTACGTCTGGCGCGACGTTCAACGACGCCATCATGATTGGTGACAATGCCTTCGGACATGCCATCTCACTTCCGGTCGAACTGCGCGACTCCGGTATTCTCGACTATGGTCGTGAGCACGGACTTGCCTGGTACTCCATCTGGGGCCTGGGCCTGATCACCGACCAGTCGATTTGCGTGCTGGAAACGAATTAGAACTGGTCCGTAATAAGAGACTCCCCCAGATGTGGTAGGCTACACATCGAAGGGAGTTTCTTATGTCAGCGAAGCCATACGTTATCGGCGGGCACTGCCGACGCAGGCACCTGCTCACCGAGGGCAACACCTACACCGAGGGCACCCGCCTGCGCTGCAAGGACTGCCGCGCGGTGTGGAAGCCGCCAAAGCCAGCATCAGAACATCTCAAGAACTGCCCGCACGATGCGTCTGAGCACACCAGGAACAACCAGGGCTACTGGGTGTGCAGAGCGTGCCAGCGCGAGCGGATGCAGTCGCGTCGGACACCCGGCCTTGGCCAGGGCGGACTCAACAAGGCAAAGACCCACTGCCCGAAGAAACATGAGTACACCCCGGACAACACCTATGTGTACAAGGGGCGCAGGCACTGCCGCATCTGCGCCACAGCGTCCCGCCGCCGAATACTGCTCAAGAGCTACGGCATCACGCTGGAACGGTTTGACGCGATGCTCATCGCGCAGTCCGGCCGGTGTGGGGTGTGCAGTGAACCAATGCTCAACCCGCACATCGACCACGACCACGCCTGTTGCCCTGGGCGGAAGTCGTGCGGAAAGTGCGTGCGTGGGCTGCTCTGCAAGAACTGCAACCATTGCCTGGGGCTGTTCCACGACAACATAGCCGTTCTCCGAAATGCGGTAAACTACTTGGAGGCATGGAATGACATCGGAAAATACTCAGGATAAGGAAAGCAGAAATGCCAGGAACAGCACAGCGGGCAGCTAGGCCCCGCGCAGGAACGCGTGACGCCACCGCCCTGAAGGCCGCCGAGCTTGAGGCGGCTATCAGGCAGCGTGACGAAGAGACCGCGATAGCACAGGCCGCAGCCAAGGCTGAGGACGAGCGATTCAACGCCCAGGCCGTTGACTACAGTGGTGTGGACACCCCGCTGGAAGAGGTTAAGCCCGCTGCCGATCCGGACGCCGAGCTTCCCGCGCAAGTCGAATTCCGCTGCAAGATGGACCTACCGGAAATGACATACGGCCGGAAGATCCTCGTTCCGGCGGGTACTGAGCTGGTCAGGGATCCGGACACCGGACTGGTGATCCGCCAGCACACTCCCGCCATTCTCGGTGACGTCAGCAAGTTCAATTTCAAGGAAGGCCGCAAGTACCGGGTGCCTCGTGAGATGTTCGAGCACCTGGATCGCATCGGCGCAGTTTGGCATTTATGTATTGGGGGTGACATGTACGCTACAATGTAAGCATGGTAGCTAAGGTTGTCCCCGAAGAAAAAGTCTGCCAGGCATGCCCCCGAACCTTCCTGGTCGGGGGCGCGCTTCATGGTAAACGCTCACGAAAGTTCTGCTCGCAAGAATGCTCCCGCAAAGGATACGCTCCTGGGCCAAAAGCTAAATTGCCCCGGCAGATGTCCTCCACTGAGGCGGCGTATCTCGCCGGTCTGATTGACGGCGATGGGCATGTGGCGCTATACACAGGCGGAGCTAAAAAAGCCCTAAGTCTTACCTTGCAGATAGCGAATACTAATCAAGAATTGCTGGCGCATGTGGAACGAATCACAGGCGCAGGATCTACAAGGGTGCAGCATAAAGAAACTTCAAACAGAAAACAAACCTACACCTGGAGATGCGGGGGGTCTCAGGCGGCTGCTGTTCTAGCCCAGGTGATCCCCTGCATGGTGGGTAAGAAAGAACGCGCCGAGCTGGGGATCGAGTACACAGCAGAGTGCAAGGCTCATCCTGAAAGACGTAAGGACGCTATCTGGCAAGAGCAAACTTACCGTAGGATGAGAGCATTGAACAAACGTGGCCCGGCGGGCTACCAAGGACACTGAGAGGCTGACGAATGGCAGTTGGCGGGCAGGTTGCCCCGTACGGAGCGCAGGTCTCGCTTAACAGCGTCCTGCACCTGAACGTTCCTATTGTCGCGGCGACTGCTCCCGTTTCGTTTGTGGCAGGGCAATACTGGGTTAACGACAGCACCAGCCCTCCCATTGTTTACGAGTACAACGGAACTGCCTGGGTTAACGCTTCGACAATTAGTCTTTACCTTGCGTTGCTAGCGGCGGACCCCACCCTTCTTCCCGCCAACCTGATTTCTGATCTGACGGAGATCACCACAGCCGGGTACGCAAGGCAGCCGGTTACCATGTCGGCCGACCCTGGAGGCTATCCTGGAGTGTCTGCTAACACAGGCGTAGTTACCTGGGGACCGTTTAGCGCGGACATGCTCCAGGCAGCTAAATGGCTTGCGCTGGTAGATGTGTCATCGGGCACTGCCGGGCACTTCCGGTACTCCTGGCAGATTCCTGGCCAGCAGGTAGAAGTAAGTCAGGTTATCCAGCTAGGAACTAGTGGCCTGAACTTGAGTCAGTCGTAATGGGCCGTCCCCCATTTTTTCCTCCTGAAGTTGCTTCAGAGCTGAGCGCTAAGTATCTTGGTGGCGAAAGCATTTGCATGCTTGCGACCGAACGCGGGGCAACGTATAACGCGGTAAGAAACGCCCTGCTACGTTGTGGCACAGCCTTGAGACCTCCGCATGCCACACTATCCCGAAGAGGAGGGACAGCCAGGGGAAGTACTAATGGTTCTTGGTCGGGAGATCAGGCAAGTTACAACACCCGGCATCAGCGGGTTAAGCGGGCGCGAGGCAAAGCTAATGGTCCTTGCTCTCACTGCCATACAATGGAAGCTGTCTACCGCTTTGAGTGGGCGCAGCTTCACGGGACAACAGGACTGAATCCTCAGGACTACATTGCACTGTGCAGACTGTGTCACGAAGAGTATGACGCGCGGGCTATCTCACGAGAGCAAGTGCAAGAGATAAAGGCACTGAAGTTTTTCGGAATAAGTAAAGGCAGACTGGCTGAGATGTACGGAATTACCGAGCACTACGTCTACTGCATTACCTCTGGGCGGAGTCGCAAGGCTCCTGTTCCCCACTGTGAAATGGGCTGATTCCCACGACCGCAATAGTCCCCAGCGACATTGTCTACTACTTGTCTGCGCCAGGTGCATCAGCAGGCTTTGCCACAGCCGGGTCTCCCGGATCTTCGTGGGGCGGCTACATGAGCAGCTCCGTGCTCTCCAGCACGCCGCTCGATAACCTGTTCACCGATATTACCGGGGCCGAGAACGCTGCCAGCCAGGTTGATTATGCCTGCCTGTTCATCCTGAACAACACTGCCTCGGGCAACTCCATGCTGAATACCGTCGCATGGCTTCCTTCTTCCGCAGACGTTGCTGGCGGGGCCACGGTCTCCCTGGCCGCTGATCCTACCGCCGCCAGTCCCAAGGCTCAGTCCGGCACTCTCCAGGCTGTGAAGATCGTGTCAGCTACCACGGCACCGGCCGGGGTGGGCTCGTTCGTGGCCACCACCGGCACGCAGCCCACTACTCCTAGCTACACGAACGGACTTCAGCTCGGGACCATTGCTCCCGGGTACTGCAAGGCGGTCTGGGTTAAGCGCACCGCCACCAACAGTGCCCCCGTCAACGCAGACGGCTTCGGCATTGAGGTCGATTTTGACACGATGGGGTGAGCTAACTCAACACTGTGGGATAATCCATTGTGACGAGTTGTGGTAGACTTCAGGCATGGACCTGAACCCACACCTGTGTAAGCTCCCTGACTGTGGTCGCCCCCGGTACTCCAAGGCTCTCTGGCTCTGCAACCCTCATTACAAGCGCTACCTGCGTATGGGCGAGAACTTCTCCACCACCCCGATCATCATCAAGGTGCAGAACGCAGGGAAGACCTGCAAAGAGTGCTCTGAGCCTGCTGTGAGGCTCGGCTTGTGCATCACGCACTACATGCAGCAACCCGCTCAGCGCGAACGTAAAGCTAAGTGGTATCAGGAGAATCAAGCGCTGACTATTACCCGCGCCCTAGCCTGGGAGAAGAACAACCCGGAGTCACGAGCGGCCACCAACGCGCAGCGCAGGTCAAATGCTTACAAGACGATGGATGCCCTTGATCGTGGCATCTCCCGTGATTACAGGAAGGCAATCAGGAACGATACCTGTTTCTACTGCGGCACTACTTCTGCGAAGAAGTGGCACTTTGATCACTACATCAGCCTGCACAACGGCGGAACTGATCACTGGTGGAACATCGTGCACGCCTGCGGATCCTGTAACTACCGGAAGAATAAGAAGAACGGCGATGAGTTTCTCGCTACAATGAAGGAGGCCCCCATTCTCGCGAGGTAATCATTGTCGGTAAATCGTTACTTCACTTCCACGGCTATCCCCGCTAATCTCAGCGCTGCTGTCGGATCCTCCGGAAATCCTTCTGTTAACCTGGTTACCGGCCTGCCCGCTTCTTATCCTTTCTTCGGGATCATAGACCTTGGCACTTACTCGGGCACGTCGCTGATCCAGGAAGTCATCCAGGTCACTAGCGCGCCTGTAAGCAACGGAGACGGCACCTGGACGATTCCGTGCCTCCGGGGCCAGGACGGGACCACAGCGCAGGCTCACAGCGCTGGGGCTACCTTTGTGCACGGCTTCGTCGGCATGGACGGCAACGATGCGCAGGCTCACTACGCGGCAGCGTCAGGCATTCACGGCATTGCCGGGTCTGTGGTGGGCACTACCGACTCGCAGACACTGACGAATAAGATCCTGACCGGCGGAGCGGTTACCGCCGATCCCGTTACCGCTCTCGGCATATCAAGCAAACAGTATGTGGATGCTGCCGAAGCTGCTGCCATTGCGGCTGCGGCTATTGCGGCCGGGATTGCTATTGCCGCCTCAATCACAGGGCGAAGCGTGGACATTGCCACTGCCGGATTCGGCCTGAAAGTCGCGGAAGGAAGCAATGCCAAGCAGGGTACGCTAACGCTGAATGGCACTACCGCCGTTGTGGTCGCTAATACCTCAGTCACCGCGAACAGCAGGATCTTCCTTACCAACCAGACCGGAACGGGGACTGTCGGGGCTCCTTATATATCCGCCCGGGTAGCGGCCACATCTTTCAGCGTTAAGTCCACAGTCGCCGGGGACACCGGCACGGTAGCCTACTTCATAACTGAGCCGGGCTAACCAAACAATCTTTCATTTAGGTAGAATTCAAGTAGCCGAATATAAAGGACGTACGCAATGTCTGTTGCCGCGCACGAAGGACTTAACTGGAAGGCGCATGCGCTTGTCCTGAAGTACTCCCCCGATCAGGGACGCTTCGCAGAAGAGCGCTGGGCTTCCCGGAATTTCTCTACCAAGGTTCGCAATCGCATTCATGGCGGTCCCCGGAAGGTTGAGGGCGAGTTTCTCTCGTTGCTCTGCGGTGAGCCGGAAGATGGCTACGCGGAAGCTGCCGGTAACCTGCTGGTCACTGTCGGGCTGAACCGCATTACATCCCTGATTATCGCGGGCGGCGGGCAGGGACTTTCCCACGGTTCAATACTGACTGGTGCGGGCGATACTAGTACGGCAGCTACCACAGGTGACACCCAGCTTGGCTCTAACTCCACGAACCACAGCCGGTACATCCCTGCGGACACGGCCTATCCCACCCAGGCTAACGGCCTGATGAGCATGCAGTCCACCTTTACCACCTCGGACGGGAACTTCGCCTGGGCCGAATGGGGATGGGTTGTCGCTGCCGCAGCGGTTGACTCCGATACCTTTGCCGCCAGCGGTACCTCTCCTGTGCTGATTAACCACAAGATCTCCTCGCTTGGCACCAAGGTCTCGGGTGCTTCCTGGGTCTTCCAGACCACAGTCACCCTGAGCTAATCCTCCGCCCGGAGGTGGCAGCGTGTCGTGGACTCTAGTCCAGAAAACCACTAGCGGGCCTATCTCCGGCACCGCAGCCGAGAGCTAGGCCGGGCCTTCCCCTGGCCCGCCGGAGGTAGGTGAACCGTGGCTATCGCGGTAGTCCAGTCGCAGACCGGCGTCACCGCAGGCAGTGGCACGACGCTGACCATCACCCTGGCGAACCCCACTACTGCGGGCAACTGCCTGGTCGTATGCGTCGGCACCGCCAGCGCAGTTGCGGGCGTCCACGGCGTCAGCGGCATCACGCTGGGCGGCTCGGCGGGTAACTTCGCCTCAGCCGTGGCGAAGGACGCGAGCGCCAAGGCGTGCGCTGAGATCTGGACGGACCAGAACTGCGCTGGCGGCCAGACAGCGGTCGTCATCACCCTGAGCGTGTCGGTCAACACGGGCCTCCTCTTTGCCGATGTTTATGAGGTCAGCGGCCTGCTGGCCTCCGGGGCACTGGACCAGGTTTCCTCCGACTCGGGGACCACCGGCCTGTCGTGGACTTCGCTGGCCACTGCCACCACCACGCAGGCGAACGAGATCGTCTTCGGCGTGGTGGCTCAGATCGGCGGGGCAGGGATGGCCCTGACCGGCCCCTCGTCGCCCTGGGTCAATGCGGCGCTGGGTTCCGGCAACACGGCGGGTATCAGCGGATACGACATCATTTCGGCGACCGGCGCGCAGACATTCAACGGCACCACGTCCACGGGCACGAGCAGCTCGTGGGCGTGCGTGGCAGCAACGCTCAAGAGCGCCGTGGCTACGCCCGTTACCGATGCCGACACTGGCTCGGGACTTGACGCACAGGGGCTGCTTCCTCAGGCATCAGACACAGGCTCGGGTCTCGACGCGGCTACAGTGCCCGCCGCAACGCTGAGCGACACGGACACAGGCTCGGGCGCTGCGGCGGGGGTCTACAGCTACACCTTCATTACAGCGGACACAGGGACCGGCTCAGAGGCTCAGAATGTCGCCCCGCAGGCAGCCGATACAGGTTCGGGGCTTGACGCAGGCAGCCCGTTTGTCTCGATTATCAGTGCCGATACCGGATCGGGCGCGGATGCCTTCCTCTCTACCGCAGCGCACCTGCCGGACACGGATACAGGCTCTGGTCTGGACGCGTTCCTTTCGATAGTAGCTACCCTGCCGGACACGGATACAGGCTCGGGCGCGGATGCCGGGACACCGAACACCGGGGGCAAGACAGATACTGACACCGGAAGTTTCGCGGAAGCCTCTGTTATTACCGCCGTTATACCGGACTCTGATACCGGGATAGGCATTGACCTGGGCAACATGAATCCGGTTACCGACACGGAGACCGGGCACTTTGCTGACGCAGGGAAGATCACTGCTGCGATTTTCTCCGTTGATTTCGGCACCGGAACTGACTCGCAGGTCAATCCTCCCCCTGTCCTGAAGACAGGTGCGGATGAGGGAACTTTCGAGGAGAACACTGCGGGTGAGGGGGTTATCCTATCCGACAGCGATAGCGGTGCCTTTGCCGACGCATCCGGGGTTGTCAACAGCACGACCTCCCGCACCGGGCTGCCGTCAGCTATCGGGTACGCCATCGTGCCGCCGCGCCAGCGCGTCTCTGTTGTCGGCAGCTCGGCCTGGAATGTCAGCTCGCTGACCATCTCGGCAACGTCTCCTGCTATAACGTGGAACACGCTTCAGCGTCCTGCCTCCCTGGTCAGTTCCTTGTTCAACGTTCGCATCAGAATAACTTCCGCGACCACATCCGGCTTTGAGGACCGGAAGCTTATCCGTGCGCAGGCTGCATGTTCCTGGAATGAGCAGGAGCGGTACTCAGTTACCGCGCGTAACCTTTTCCGTACGTTTGAGGCCGTGGTCTCTTCCTCGCCCGCGATGGAGTTTGCCGACCTGTTCCGTAAGAGCAAGTCGGCTGAGGTTACTTACAACATCCCGCAGAGAATCCAGTCGATCGCTAATATCGGGTGGAACACCGGAGGGCACGATAGCGCCACGGCCTCCTTTGCATGGAATGTTAAGACCGGGGGGATATCCACGGTTGCCTTCCTTGCCTGGAACACCTTGAGTTACGGAGACGTTGTTTCGACGGCTCAGCTCGGCTGGGCTACTTCCTTGCGCACCAGCCGGGATCCGCGTTTTGCCTGGAACACGCGGAAGAGTATTGTCTCCTCTTCAAATGCGAGCAAGTGGAACACGCGTGCTCATGTTGCTAAGAGCGCATCCCTTACCTGGGATGACTACGCCCGGGCGGTTAAGACGGGCACCTGCCGCTGGGTGACCAGGGCTCGCCCGCTCAGCTCTGCCAGGTGCACCTGGCAGGCAATCAAGCGCGTTAATAACTCCGGGGCAGTTAAGGTCAGTACCTGGGATGTGCGTAATCCTGTTACGTCTTCCTCGCATGCGTGCGAATGGAACATTATTCAGCGTATTGATCAGCTTCATTCGTGCAAGTGGAACACTATTCAGCGCCGCAATGGCTCTATTGATGCTGTTCTGTGGAATGACCGGGCCAGGGCATCCCGCCTGCCGCACTGGGTTATCGCCTGGAATACGCTGGGCCTGACCGTGACCTCTGACTCCGAGCTGATGAAGTGGAATGTCAGGTCCCGCAGGCTGAAGCCAGCCGCATGCTACTGGAATATGCGAGCTGCAACATATTCATCTGGCTCATGTGCCTGGAATACACGTAAAGCGTGTACTCGTGCTGCACAAGCCTGCTCATGGAACACCACCGGGCGCGCGTATCAGGTGCAGGAATGCACCTGGGATGAGATAAAGACCTACCCGGTAATCGCCCTGGCACAGTGGAATACACTGCACGACCCGCACTCCACGGCTACAATGGAATGGGATGTCGGCATGCCCGTATCCCTTGGCGAGCGCCGTATGGCTGGCGTTAGCTGGCAGTCGGCTGAATAGTTGTGGAGCACAGTGGAACTTGTTGACCTGCTTACGCGAATGCGCTCTGAACTAGGTGACCCTGTCAGGAACTTTCAGGCCATTCAGCTAGGCGATGGCGCCATGGTACTGATCGACCTGCCGTACGAGCAGATCCAGCAGGCTGGTTTCACCGTGCAGATTCTCAGCGGGGCATCGACAACTACCCTGGCGCTGAACACCGACTACACGGTGGACTGGCTTCTGGGCAAGATGACGATGACTGTCCCCGTGCCCTTTGGCGCGCAGCTTATCGTCACCGGGACTACCTGGGGAATGTTCTCCGACAATGACCTGACGCAGGCTGCCCGGGATGCTGTCCTGTGGCATTGCCAGGGGCGCTCCATTCCCGAAAGGTACATGAGCCGCCAGGGCTTTATCAATTACCGGCCGGATCAGATTCACCTGCTGAACCTTCCGCCTGAGGAAGAGCTGCCGCTTACCATCCTGTCGGTCCTGAATATCTTCTGGACCCTGGCCAATGATGCTACGACAGACGTGGACGTGGACACGGCCGAGGGAACGCACATCTCCCGGTCGCAGCGCTACCGTCAGGTTATGGAGCAGATCGGCGCGCTGGAAGCCCGGTACGCCGACTACTGCGGCCAGCTTAATATCGGCAGGAATCGTATCGAGGTAATGACTTTGCGGCGCGTGTCGGCCACCACAGGCCGCCTGGTGCCTATCTACACTCCGCGTGAGTACGATGACCATGAGTACCCGACGCGTCAGCTTCCGCCAATTGACGAGAGGTACGCAGACGACAGCGGGATCCCCTCGCAGATCTATTACGGCGGGGCTCCCTGATGCAGTGCCCTATGTGCTGGCAGGCTGACCTGGTTCCGCGCCAGGCTAAGCTCGTCTGCCCGGAGTGTCATTTCGTGGTTGGCTGCTGCGAGATGATAGAAGAATGAGCGCGCAGGAGAACATGAGCCCGGAGCAGTTCCCGATGATGTCTGTCCGGAGACTGCTGAAGCTGCCGTCCGTTGACTCGGACCCGCTGCTGGCAGCAGCGTACGGGAACAGTGACAGGGGCATGGGTGATCTGGCGAAGGCTCGTTACCGGGGGACGCCGGATCACGATGTGGAAAGCGCTAAAAAGGGAGATATCGCTTATCATGCTCGCGGCTATGCGCCGCTGGTGCAGGCAATGCGCGCAGGCGGCCCTGATGCTATCCCGCCACTGCATGTCGCAAAAGATGCTTCTGCTCATTACGGCGGCAATAATATTTTCCCGGGGAGGACTCAGCTAGGAAACGGCGGGCACCGCCTTGCTATCGCGCATCAGCTTGGCTGGACGCATATGCGCGTCACGCCCAATATCTATGAATCTGGTGATGATTTTAAAGGACTGGCACCAAGATGAGCCGCGCCGACAGGAAGAACAGCGGGCGCTTCACAACCGACGCCGAGACCCAGAGCATGTACGGGGCCATGGAAGGCTGGAGTGACAGCTTCGGGGACTACGTTGCCTACTACCGGCTGGATACCCAGGCCACGCAGTATGACGATGTGTACAGCGAGGCCATCGGAGTCGGGCGTGTTTACGCTGCCCCGGTTAACCTTCAGTGCATGCATGTCAACCATATCCGTGATGAGGATTCCGGGGGAGAGTACGGCTTCTTCACCAACGACGACCTGGTGTTCACCTGCGTATACGACATCTTCATTAAAAGCGGGATGTCACTTGCCGACGTGGAGACCGAGAACTATGAGCGGGACCGGGTTATCTATGACCAGAAAGTATTCCGGGTAACGAGGATCTCGATCGAGGGCAAGATTCAGCACCGGCCGACCATCGTTAACTTCGAGGCCACCCAGATGAAGCGCGATGAGCTTGTCGATGATGCTGAGTTCTCGCAGTGGGCCAATGTCCCGGACGTTATGTCATGAGCGACCGGCAGGTGTACCATCCTGCGCTGAGCCCGGACCAGTTCGGCACCTTGCTCCACGGGACGCACAGGGAAATGCAGCCTGGCGATATGGTCCAGCCACCCAAGATAAGCGGAGTCATCGAGAGCAACCCCGCGCCGAATCTGAAGCAATGGCACCGGCAGCAGGGTCATGTGTTCGCCACCAGCCGCTTCTCCACCGCAACGTACTACGCGGATAAGACAGGCGATGGCGGGGGCCACGTCTACCAGGTAGAGCCGACTGGCCCGGTAAAGGACGACACCTTCCACCCCGGCGGGACTTCTTTCATGTCCCGCCATCCGATGCGCGTGGTTAAAGAATATTAGGCTCAGCAGATACCATAGAGGTAAGACGGCAGGGCACGCGATCATGTCGTCGCAGTAACGCCGATGTACCTGATTAAGAGTTGGTTCCGCTATGCCAGTGAGTAAGGAAGACCTCGGCAGGGTGCAGGACTTTCTCAAGGGCATCGAGGATGAGAAGCGCGAGAACATGAAGCGCCTGCTTGTCACGCAGGGGGTCATGGCTGCCGGGCTTATCGGCTGGGTTGCCTACCGTAACTTCGGTAAGGGCAAGTAATGGGCTGGCTGCTTGCTGAGGACGCGGCACTAAAATACCGTTTGCAAGGAATTACGGTTACTGATATTGACGCGGTGACTAATCTTCCGGGCGGAGTGCGCCAGGTTAAGGTGAAATACCGGCTGCCTGAGGACGAGACCACTACCCTGACCTACCCGTGCATCATCATCGAGCTGATGAGTATCACCCGGGCGACTGAGCGCGAGCACCGGGCATATGGCGGCGTCATCGGGAACTACCATCTGCCCTACGCACCGGAAGGCCAGCCGCCCTGGTGGGATCCTTCCGCGACAACCTTCGATCCGGCGGACTCTCCTTACCGCGCGGACTTCCCTGTCCCGTACTGGCTGAATTACCAGGTCTCCACGTTCTCCCGGCTTGCCCGTGATCATACGATCCCGATTACGGCAGCACTCCTGACTGATAAGTACCTCGGCCGGATGAGCTGGCTGGATATCCCGCAGGACGGCACGTACCGTTTTATGGAGGTTACCGGCGGCCCGGAACGAAGCTACGCGAAGATAGATGTCGAGGGAAAGCAGAAGCGCCTTCTGAGGGATACGTTCCTCGTTCGTATCAGTTCCGAGCTGGTCGGGCCTATCATTAATACGACACCCGGACAGTACCCGCTGGCCACGGACATTGAAGTGGACCTGACTTGCTACCGCTCGTTCGCAGACTTGTCCTACCAGCAGCTTTCTGAATCGACCGGCATCGTAGGCAGCCGGGCGACCGTTAACTGGAACACCCAGGCCCTGGCACAGTAAGGAAATAGCACATGCCGACTACCGGACGCCCAGGAGTTTTCGTAACAGAGAACTTCGCTCCGCTTTCCAATAATGGCCCGGCCATTCCTGGTGAGGCGCTGCCCTGCATCGCTGGTGTTTTCCCCCGGGGACCTATCGCTCCGACCCCCATCACTTCCTGGTCGCAGTTCACCAATCTTTACGGTGACTTCACCACCGACCCTGGCAACCTGTTTCCCTTTGCTGTCAATCAGTTCTTCCTGAACGGAGGGTCTCAGCTATTTATCGTCCGGGTGCCTAACTCTGACGCGGTCCCGGCATCACTGAGTCTCCTGGATGTCGCGGAATCACCGTCTGACATCGTTACCGTCACCGCGCTGTCCCCCGGAGTCTGGGGCCAGAACATTTACGTCGAGGTAGTTTCCGCAGGCACCGCCGGGCGCATCAGCTTCAACATCTATTACAACGGCACCGCGAACACGAACCTGGTTGAGACCTTCCAGGATCTTTCCACTTCCCCCTCCGACCCGCGTTACATCGTGAACATGGTTAACTCCCCGGTCTCAGGCTCGCAGTATGTCGTCCTTTCCGAGAACCTCGGCGGCCCCTATGTACTGGGCGAGACTGACCTTTCCCTGGTTTCGCCTTCTCCCCTGACCGGGGGCAACGACGGTGTTACCGCACCCGACCTTACCGTCGCCGTTCCCGCTCAGCTCGACACCCTGCTTAACCAGGCGCTGTACGTGAACATCCCCGGCCTGGATGACACCACCACGCTTACCACGCTGGATAGCTGGGCTGCCGCTCGCGGCGACACGATGTTCGTCGTGGACGGACCTGTGCCCGACCTTCCGGAGACAACCGCCACGGTTACCTCCAATTACCTGGCAATGGTCAGCGGGGATACGGCGCTGCCCTCGTCTACCTACCTGGCTGTGTACGCTCCCTGGCTGCTTTGCCAGGATCCTTCGAGCACTGTCCCCGGCGCAACCAGGTACCTGCCTCCCGGCGGCGCGGTGCTCGGTCAGTGGAACTGGACGGACGCCACGTTCGGCACGGTTAAGACCCCGGCCGGAATCGGGAACACGCTCAAGGTCATTGACCTTGAGGCGCGTTTCTCTAATGCGCAGCTCGACACCCTGAACGATAACTTCGTCAATGCGGTTAAGCTCATCCCGGGAATCGGCTTCTGCATCTTCGGCGGGCGCACCCTTCACCCGGGGTACCCGGACAGGTATATCGCCGTTCGCCGGATGATCATCAAGCTGGAGCACGACTTTAAGTGGCTGCTTCAGTTCGCGCTGTTCGAGCCGAACGATGTTGTTCTCTGGAAGCAGATGACCACGGTGATCCAGGGTTACCTCGGACAGCTTCTCCAGGCCGGGCAGCTCGGCGGGGACACGCCTGCCGATTCATTCATGGTTACCTGCGATGACACCACGACTACTCCCGCGCAGGCATCGGCGGGCATCGTCAACATGCTTGTCGCAGTGTCGCTGCTCAGCCCGGCAGAGTACATCAACATCACTCTCTCGATGTTCCAGGGTGACGGCACGACTTCTGTCAGCACCACTAACGCCGGTTCTTGAGGAGCTAGCTAATGTCCGTTAATCAGTCCCCGTCGCTCTCTTCGATTGCGACCGATCCCCTGCGGAACTTCAAGTTCCAGGTGGATCTCCGCCCGCCCTCGGGCAAGGCAATCACGATGGGCTTCATGACTGTCTCCGGGCTGGCTATGACCATCGACGTCATTCCGTACCGTGAGGGCGGCATGAACACCACGACCCAGAATATGCCTGGGCAGGCTTCCTTTAACCCGCTGACTCTTTCTCACGGCGTTATCGTTGGCGAAACCCAGGATCTTCAGTGGATCCAGCAGCTCTTTACCGTCATGCAGGGCTCGGGCACCCAGGCTCCCGGCACTAACTTCCGGTGGCTGGCTGACATCTCGGTGCTCGATCATCCGGTTACCACGGCGAGCGATCCTGTCAAGGCATTGTTCCGCTGTTACAACGCATGGCCGACGTCGATGGCATGGTCTGACCTGGATGCCGGTGCGAACCAGCTGTTCATTACCCAGATGGCGCTTGTGTACGAGGGCTTTGCCGTGCAGATCGCCCCGGGTCCCGGAACTGCCGAGGTGCCCGGCTTTACTTCCTGATAGAATCAGTGCGTAATCGAAACACTTAACGGAGAATTTACATGGGCACACCTTCGACTGACATCCCGGCCGCCTTTCTTCCGGCCAGCCACCCTGCGGCAGCAGGGGCCGTGGCCGCCGCGATGGCTGCGGGAGAAGACAGGCTTCCGGATCCCCCCGAATTTCCCTGTGATCTAATTCCGCTTCCCGGCGGGCTGATCCTGGATGAGGGCCTGGATAATGAGCGCGTGGTCTCCACGGTACGCGTCCGTGAGCTGAACGGAGAGGACGAGGAGGCACTGGCCCGAGCCCTCGCCTCAGGTGAGCCCTATCACTTCCTCACAACGCTCCTGGAGCGCGGCACGGTGCAGGTGGGGGATGAGCCTGAGGCCAGCACCAGGGCTCTTCTGGGCCGCCTGCTTATCGGGGACCGGGATGCCGTGCTCATCGGCATCCGGGTGGCCACATACGGCAACAGCATCAAGGTCTTTAACTTCCGCTGCCCGGAGTGCGGCAACATTTCTGACATCGAGTTCGAGCTGGACGATGACATTGAGGTCAGGAAACTCGACAACCCTCACGACAATGTTTTCGAGGTTACGCTTCGCAACGGCAGCGTGGCTAAGGTGCGCTTGCCTGACGGCAACACCCAGGCCGCCCTGAACGAGGGGAAGCCGACGCAGGCCAGGCGGAACACTATCATTATCCAGAAGTGCGTGGAATCTATCACCACGCCTGACGGCCGGGAGCGGCGGATGATTGTCTCGCCCCGGATGGCATTGTCCCTGGGAATGGCAGACCGCCGCACGATCCTGTCTGAGATTACTGATCGTCAGCCTGGGCCGAAGTATACTGACATTAAGATTACGGACATGGATTGCGGTAAAGAGGTGTCCCTGGCAGTTGATCTAGGGGACTTGTTTCTCGCATGACGCATCGGCGCTTCAACGGTATCAGGACTACACGGATATTCTCGTTATATTCCCGGCCTGGAATCCACGCACTCTCGGGAATCTTACTTTCCGCCAGCGCACCTACTGGGCACAATGGGCGCGGGCAAAGTGGGATCACGACCATAAGGAACGTCCCGCTGTGCACAGTCGCACAGTGCCGAAGAGCGGTTACAAGGCCGTGGTTCGGGACGCGTTTAGTGGAACCGGGTAGGAAATGCCGCCTAGCACAGGTCTTGGGTTCGCGGACGATGACAACAGTGACATCACTGGGTCCGGCACCTTCTCCTCTACGCCTTCCGCTGATGCTTTCTCTGGCATGCTCGGAACAAACAAGCTTCAGGCATCAATTGATAAATTTGCCGCTGCCGTAGACAAGCTCGCCGCGCTTTACAGTAAGGCATCAGGTGCTGTCGGGGGCGGGAGCGGGTTCTCGAATGGGCCTGGCGGCCAGGGCACAACGCTGCCTTCGTCCTCTAGCGGCGGATTTATGGCGGGGGTGACAAAGGCGTTCGGCATGGTCACCGGCATTCCGGTAACGCCATCCGGCACGGGCAACGCAGGAGGTGCCACATTCAGCGGAGGCACAGGCGGCGGTGGTAGATCAGGTGGTGGCGGCGGATCAGGGAGCGCTTTTCCTGGCGGGGGAATGGGCTCTGCCGGGTTCCCTAAGCGCGCGATTGCAGAAGGCTCGCT